GCAACGTGGCGTAAAGTGCAACCACACATGGGTATAACTGTTTATGAAGATTTCTATATCGACGCATACCAGAAGGCTTTATATAGCGCACCGGACGCGCTAGAGTTTCGAACAAAGTTACTTAACGTATTTACTACCGACCAAACAACAAAATGGATTGAGGCAAAGCAGATCGAAGAACGATTCAAAGATATTAGAATAGAAAATATTGGTACTTATCCGCTTACGATGGTGGCGGTTGATTTGTCCGTTCGAGACGACTTCTCTTCGGTTACTTATAATATCTATTCGAAAGAAAGCGGCTCTTTTCATTCGCATACGGACTACTATTTCCCGGAAGGAGCTTTGAAAGATCATCCGAATCGGGAACTTTACGAAGGTTGGGCGAAAGCGGGCTATTTAATTCTTTGTGACGGTGATATTATCGACTATCAGCAAATAGTAAACGATATACTTGCACGTGCAAAGTATCTACAAATTATGGGAGTTGGCTATGATCCTTATAAATCGGCTGAATTTGTAAATCTTCTTACTTATTCCGTAGGCGGTGCGAGTGAATATATTAAGCCTGTTAAACAGACATACGGAACGTTTACAAGCCCTATCGAATCCTTTGAACTTGCTTTGTATCGGGGTAAGCTCACCTTTAGCCCTAATCCGATTACGCCGTACTGTTTTAGTAATGCGGTATTAGACGAAGATCGGAACATGAATAAGAAGCCAGTCAAGAAAACGCATAACGCGAAGATTGATTCGACTATAACAAACCTAATGACATTCTACTTATTTAATAACATGGAGGTATAATGAAACTATCTTTTAATTTTGAATTGGGACGTTCAAAGACGCAAAAACGCGCCTTAAATGCAGAGATGAGCACAACGGATAAAGATGCGGCGATAAACTCCCGATTACCATCGTTACCCGGTCAGCCAATAGATGTGCATAACAGTAATCAAGCAATGAAACTTTCAGCCGCATATAGATGTACTTCTATTCTTTCGGGGACTATCGCGTCTTTACCGCTTATAATTAAACGGAAAAAAGATGGATATTTCTCACCAGACGAGGAAAACGATTTATATACGATATTAACCCGTATGCCTAACCGACGAATGAATAGTTTTGAAATGGTTAGGAATATGGTTGTTCAAATCGTAAATCAAGGAAACGCCTACATCGTTATCCGTCGAAAGTTCGGTAGTGTCAGCGAGCTTGTATTATGCGCAAATAATACAGTAACCTATGACAAATTGAATGATGTTTATATTATTTCTGATCCATATAACCGGATATATGGGCGTTTTGAATCCTACGAAATAATCCATCTTAAAAATAATAGTTTGGACGGGGGATATACAGGAGTAAGCACAATAATGTACGCTAGCCGTATCTTTTCCATAGCCGCGAGTGCAGATAATCAGAATTTACGAACCTTTCAGAATGGAAGTAAAATAAAGGGGCTTGTTTCCGGTGCAAAAGAGATAAATAAAGGGTTGCCCGGTGCAGGTATGACGGATATTCAACTTTCTACGGTTGGAGATCGCATAGAGGAACAACTAAACACAGGAAGAGACATTATTTCAGTTCCCGGCGATGTTGGATTTCATCAACTTTCTATAAATCCGGTTGATGCGCAGTTATTGGAAACAAAGAAATTCAGTATTCTTGATATATGTAGATTTTACGGAGTTCACCCAGATAAAGTATTTGCCGGACAATCTACTAATTACAAAGCTTCTGAAATGAGCAATGTTTCTTTTTTAACTGATACACTGCAACCAATATTGAAACAAATCGAGGCTGAATTTAATTACAAGCTGATTCCTAATTCGGTCGCTCACTTATATAGTATTTCATTTGATTTGTCATGCTTATATCAAACCGATTTAACGACGCAAGCGAGTTATTACAAGGCTCTGGAAGAAATGGGCGCTCATTCTCCGAATGATACCCGTAGAGCATTAGGAAAGCCACCTGTTGAAGGGGGCGATAAAGTATTTATTTCTTGCAACGTTCAACCAATCGAGGCGGCTAGTCAAAAAGTAGAGCTACCAAAGAATGAGGAAACAAACATATAGTAAAATGATATTTGCAAAATATGGAAATACGAAGTTATACAGAGTTAGGTGCTCCTAAAGTTGGAGATGGAAGAATAATCGAAGGTTATGCGGTTGTATTCGGACAAGAAAGCCGTGTATTGTACGACAGGGAAAAACAACGCGCTTTTGTTGAGGTGATCGAAAAGGGAGCTATAACGGAAGAGTTATTGCGTAGTTGTGATGTTAAAGCTCTGTTAGATCATAACAAACAGAGATTGTTGGCTCGATCTAATCGCGGTGCAGGTACTTTGTCGCTTGAACTTGACGACTACGGACTAAAATACAGGTTTGAGGCTCCTAGTACTCCCGATGGAGATTTCGCCGTAGAAATGATTAAACGCGGTGACATTTTCGGTTCGTCTTTTGCGTATGCTTTAAATGAAAAGGATAAAACAAAAGTTTCCTATTCAATGAAAGACGGATTGTTGCTTCGTACTGTACACATGATTGATCGGATTTCTGATATATCTCCCGTTGTTGATCCTGCTTTTTATGGTACAGACGTAACGGTGCGGAGTATGGACGATACGATAGCGGAATTGTCCGGCGAGAATAAAGACTATTTAAATGAACTTAATAATTTACGCAAATCAATTTAAAACATGAGAAAAGAATTTGAAACTATTGCTCAATACAAAGAGCAGATGCGCGCTATGTTGGATAAAGCAGAAGCGGAAAAAAGAGCACTCGACGCAAGCGAGAAAGAGCAGTTCGAGCAGTTGAAAACAAAGAAAGAGCTTTTAGAAATGAAGGTAGAACGCCGTGCGCTTGAAGATATTAACGCGGGTTTGGTATCAGACCGTCGCGTGTTGTTCTCACAGGCTGTTTTTGACGTCGTTAATCATCGCTCTTTGGAAGAATACAACGGAGTAGTATCGGAAGGCGGTATTAAAGTTGTAGAACGTGCGGTGACTGTTACAGATACAACCGATGCGGCTAGCATGGTTCCTGTTACAATCGGTGAAATCATTGAACCGTTAGAAAAAGGTTTGATTATTGATAAACTAGGTATCAAGATGCAAAGCGGGCTTGTAGGTGACCTTGTTTTCCCAACATTGGCGGCTGTTGAAGCAACAATTCAGGGTGAAAACGTTGCGGTTACCGATACCGAATTGAATATCGACAAAATCAAGGCTTCACCCAAACGTGTATCTATTTCTATCCCGGTGTCTAAGCGTGCGATCAACCAAACGAACTACTCTTTGCAGGACGTTGTTTTGAAGCAAATTTCGCTTGGTGTCGCTCGCACTTTGAATAAATGGATGTTTTCGGGAACTGCATTGTCTGGCGCAAGCAACGGGGTGTTTGTAAAGACAAAACCAGATGTTGAATATACAAACGCGTTGACATTTGCGGATATTGTTTCGCTTGAATCTACCGTAATGGATGCGGGCGTAGATGTAACCGACGGTACAGCTGCCTATGTTTGCACTCCAAAGGTGTATGGTGCTTTGAAATCCACTCCCAAAGCGGCGGGGGCTGCTGAAATGATCTGCCAAAATGGTATGGTGAACGGTTATCCGGTTCTTGTTACTAACTACATAGACGCCGATTCTATCGGATTCGGTGTATTCTCCAACGCTGCTATCGGTCAGTTCGGCGATATGGATTTAGTTATAGACCCGTATACCGGAGCGAAAAGTAATGTCGTAAACTTTGTGTTGAATACTGATTATGATATTGTTGTAGCTCGCCCGGAAGCCTTTGCCATCGCAAAGAAAAAAGCTTCTGCCTAATCCTATAACCTATCATTCACTAAAGGGCTGGGGCTTCGGCTCTAGCCCTTTCTAATTTATACAATATGGCACAATACGTAACACTCGAAGAACTCAAACAGCATTTAAACGTTGACTTCGACACGGACGACGCGTATATAACCGGGCTTATCGAACCCGTTCAACTTCTTATCGAATCGTATCTAAATAATCCGCTAGATAACTACGTTAAGGACGCAAAAATAGATCGGCGTATCTGGCACGCGATCCGCATCCTTATAGCGAATTACTACGCAAACCGCGAATCGGTAACATTTGCCACTCCGCAAGTTATTCCGGGGCACATAGAACTATTGCTGCAACCTTTAAAACGATATACGTAATGCAAGCAGGATTATTAAACGAAATGATCGCTTTTTACCGTAGCGAGTCAAAGCGCGATAATCTGGGCGGCACGTCTGAAAGTTGGGTGAAAGTATTCGATAAACGCGCATACATTCGCTTTAAGTCGGGTGCACGTAAAGAAGCGAACGGCGAGATATATAATACGACCGTTAATACGATAATGATTCGCATCTGTAAAGAGATCAACGCTAAAATGAGGATCGAATACGACGGGCAAAAATACAAGATTCTATCTATCAATCACGACCGGAAGCAACAAGCAACGGTTATAGAAGCGGAGGTAATCAATGAGTAACGACAATTACACCGGGCGCAACTTGTATCGCGTCGAAGTGGATGCAACGCGAGTAAACGAACTACTTAAACGGTTGAACGATAAAGAAGCAAAGAAGGCAATTTCCTCCGCTCTTAGAAAGTCGATTCTTATCATTCGTAAACAGGCACAGGAAAATTTAGTTTCTGCTGTTACTGATGCAGAATTTGGAAGTTCTAAGAATGGCGTATCGTTCAAACCGCTAAAGAACGAAATAAACGTAGCAGTTTATCGCAATGCTTCCGGTGCACGGGTTGACTTGATCGACCGACGCAAAAAGGGATCACGCGCCTATATGTTGAAATGGTTTGAATCAGGAACCAAAGAACGAGCTACCAAAAAAGGAGCGAATAGAGGTATTATAAATGCTTCCCACTTCTTTTCTAATGCGGTCAAATCGAAGCAGAAAGAAGCAGAGAACTCACTAGAGAAAAATATAATTGATTCTATAATGAAAGTAACAAATAAAAAGAAATGAGTTTATCAATAGGCGCACACGTATATAAGAGATTAAGCGACTCTACAGAGTTGGCAAAATTGGTTTCTGATAAAATATATGCTATCTCGACCAAAACGGAAACATCTTTTCCGTTCGTTATCTACAAGCGTAGTTCTCTGGTTCCAGAATATACGAAAGATAGATATGGTACGGGCGATACAGTTTCGGTTGAGATCGTTGTCGCCAGTGATAACTATTTGAACTCTGTTACAATCGCGGAAGAGGTACGTAAATCACTCGAAAACAAACGAGGAAGTTATGATAACTTCGATGTGATCGATTCTAAACTAATTAGCGCGAATGAGGATTTTATAGAAGATACTTTTATTCAAAGCCTCGTATTCTCATTTAAAACTGAATAATTAACTAAAACACGATAAAATTATGAGTAAAGCAAAATCTGTGTTAGGAAAAGACCTAATGTTATTCATCGACGATAAAGCCATCGCACTTGCCACATCTTGCAAATTGGGGCTTTCGGCTGAAACAATCGACACACAAAGTAAAGATTCGGGCATCTGGACGGAAAAGGACATTAAAAAACTTTCTTGGAACGCTTCCAGTGAAAACGTATTTAGCGCGGATGCAGATGCGAATAGCTACGATAAACTATTCGCTTTGTTCTTGGCGCATAAACCTGTTGTTCTGAAATTTGGCGTTGTTGGCAATCCTGACGTAAACGAAATGCCCGCCGCCGGATGGACGCTAGCAGAAGGTGCATATACAGGTAGTGCGGTTATCACTTCGCTAGAAGCGAATGCGCCGGATGGAGACAAAGCAACACTATCAATCAGTTTCGAAGGAACCGGACCGCTTGCAAAGGAAGCAGCTAGTAAATAACTTACGGGCGGTGTTTTGCCGCCCTCTAAACGACTTATTCAATGAAAACAATATCACTTAACGGAAAAGATTTCTCTTTGAAATATACGCTTCGTGCGTTCTTTGTGTTCGAATCTATATCCGGCTATCCGTTTCAGTTCGGGAAATTACTAGATGAATACATTTTGTTTTATTCGTTCCTGATCGCTAGTAATAAGGATTCGTTTAATATGAAATTTGACGAGTTTATAGAGTTGTGCGAAAATGATTTGACTCTATTCGAACAATTCAAAGAGTTTATTTTGGATGAAATCAAACTACGTTCGCAATCGGCAGGAAATGACGTAAAAAAAAAAGAAGGTGACAACGCGGAAACGAAAGCCGTAAGTATACGCGAACTTTATTCGCGCGTTGTCGGTGAGGGCGGGATCGCTCCCGATTACTTCCTCGATAAAATGGACTTTATCGAGGTTGAATCGTTTATAGACGGATTGAATCGACGCAATCGGGAAGCGTGGGAACAAACTAGATTGTTAGGTTTCATTATAGCGCAATCTAATAGCACAAAGACGCTAAAGCAAACCGATATACTCCGGTTCCCGTGGGATGAAGAAGAAAAGAAAGATACGAGCGTAACGGACGAAGAGATGCAACGATTACGAGCTAAAGCAAAAGAAGTAGAATCACAATTAAACACGCATAAAGATGTCTGATATAGTAACAAGATTATTGCTTAAAACGAATGACTTTGACGCAAATCTAAATAAGTCGAAGAAGAATGTAAACGGGTTTCAAAGCGACATTTCTAAAATGTCCGGCGTTGCAGTATCGGGAGTTATGAAGTTCGCCGGGGTTCTTGGTATTGCTGTAACTGCCTCGGAGGGTTTCAATAAAGTAATGAATAGCAGTCAGACGCTAGGAGATGAATATGCCCGTACTATGGACGGCTTAAAAGGTGGCGTAGACCAATTTTTCTACTCTATCGGTAGTGGAGACTGGACGCCGTTCATGAACGGGTTAACCGAAACTATACGTCTAGCACGCGAAGCATACAACGCGATGGATCAATTAGGAAATACAAAGATGTCATTCTCTTATTTTGATGCAAAGAATCAAGCAACCATACAAGAACAAATAACTATCTTAAAAGATAAGGATTCAACAGAAGAGCAAAAGAAAGCAGCTAGGGAACTATTAGACAAGACGCTGAAAGACCAAGAGGAAATCGTAGGACAATATAAGCAAAGAAGTCAAAACGCATTACAAGCAATGGTAAAGGCGGCAATAGGACTTGACGGCGTAGATGTTTCGGCAATGGATATAGATAAAGTGTTGAGATTAGATGTATCTTCGGTAGGCGATAAACAAAAGGCACAATTAGCGAAACAGTATAAAGACTTCGTAGATGAATACGATCGTTTAAAAGCCAAATTCACAACTTACGAAACGGTGGGTTCTGGAATGAATGTGCACACGGTTACAACAACAGATACAAATGCATTGAGTAAGGCAATAAGCCCGATGTTATCGAAGTATCAGGATGCAATACAATATAACGCGATTTTAGTAAAGAAGAGTGATGAATGGTTGCAGAATTTAATAAACGTTGCAACGGCGGCAGAGGCGGCGGGACGGAATTTATCTAGTATGACGAAAGCGGCGAACCGTGCTTCACAGTCAGGGATAGGCGGGAAAACGCCAAAGGAAGAACCGAAAGAGGGCTCTATCGCTTGGTATGACACGCAAATCGCAGAGCAAAATAAAAAACTTATTGCTGAAACCGACATGCAAGCGCGTTCCGCCATTCAAGCAACAATTAATGAACTCGAATCAAAGAGGATAAGTTTAAAGTTTGTTGTAGAGCAAGAAACGTTCAAAAGTGCTCATGGTGAAATGAAAGACGGCACTTTGTCTCTTCCGGTAAAACCAACGTATAAAGATAAAGTTCCTACTCATGGGAAAGAAGGTAAAAACTTAAAGTTGCCGAAATATGATCCACTTTTTAAAAAAGAAGATATAGACATGAATGAAAGGTATGCCGAATCTCTATCTGTAGTTGGTAGTATTATGGGGTCTTTATCTGGAATAACCAATGAAAGTGCGGCGGCGTATCTTCAATGGGGCGCAAATGTTATATCCAGTATTGCGCAAGCTATTCCGGCTATTCAATCGTTAATAACTGCGAAACAGACCGAAGCAGTAGTTAGCGGCGTAGCTTCCGCAGCAGAAACGCCCGTTGTCGGTTGGTTATTGGCGGGAGCCGCCGTTGCTGCCGTCGTCGCTGCAATGGCTAGTATTCCTAAATTCGCAACGGGTGGTATTGTGCCTGGCACATCATTCACAGGCGATAAGGTTCCGGCTTTACTCAATTCAGGCGAGATGATTTTAAACGGATCACAGCAAAGTAATTTGTTTCAAATGCTTAATAGCGGTTTATATGGCTCCTTATCGCAAAAGATTGCACCGTCTGCAGAAAATGGAAATCAGCCCGCAAACGTAACGTTTCGCATACATGGAAGAGATTTGGAAGGAGTTTTGAGTAATCATTATAATCAGAAAAGCAAAGTAAGATGAAACTAAGATATTATTCAGAGTTTAAGAGCAGGAAAGACAAGACGTATAGAATCGAAATTCATACGGTCTTTGCAACGTATTCCGAAGAACTCACCCTAACAGATAGCCCGTTTACTGTTGAGTATGAATCGGACACTCTATACAAACCGTTGAAAATGTCTAATTCGGTAACAAGCATATTGACAGATAGAATTTTATCAGACCTATATACAGCCGAAGGGCAAAATATAGAAGTTCGTTTGTATAATAAAACCGATGATGTTTTAGAGTGGTTTGGATATATGAGTCCAAATTTATATTCGAGCGATTATATAACTCCGCTTAATATAGTGGAGATACAGGCAATCGATACTATTTCCGTTTTGGAAAATAAGAAGTACTCTTATATTAATTCTTCCGAGGTCTATTTTAAAAGTTTCAAAGATGTAATAATGCACATTCTTGATATTGCCGATCCCGGAAAGATTCTAAACAAATTGTACTTTCAAAAAACTAATAGAATCTCGAAAGATGTTTCTACTTCTTTGATAGAAGATATTTATATACATGAACGAAATTTCTTTGATGAAGCTAACGAGCCGATGAATAGTAGAGATGTTTTAGAAGAAATCTCTAAATATATCGGTATGACGTTCATTCAGTATCAGGATGCTTATTATATGATCGACTATGATTTTATCAAAAACGACGAGCTTCATTTTTTCGTTTATGATAGAATAAGCGATACATGTGAAAGTATAACAATCCCTTCCGCACTATTGAATGTGCGTAATATTGGCGTATCTGAAAGCGCGGGAAGTATATCGCTTGGTGATGTGTATAATAAAGTATCTGTTGTTGCTAATATGAATCAGATAACCAACTTATGCCCGGAATTGCTCGACGACGATAAGGATATAGTAAATCAAAACTCCGATCCCAATAAATATTATATATCTGGTAGGGATATAGACGGAAAGAATTACACCCTTCTTAATTCGTTTTTTAAATCTAATAGTAATTGGGGGTATTTGATACCGAGCTTTTCATTTCTTGATATTCCGGCAGAAGGTGTTGAAGTGACTATCGACAACGTTAATGATATATATTCCGGTGTGGTATGGCAGAAGTACAGCGACTACACAACAGAGGACGGGGAACCGTCTTCTTTAAGTTGGAAAACCTGCGTTTCATTCCTGCAAGCGTATAATATAATTAGTGCTTCTCGAAAGACTCTTTTAACATTGAAAAACGGAGAGTATTCTTTATTCAAAGGAGGATATTTCATAATAAATATCGCTTATAGAATGTCCGGCTCTTTTCTTCCGAACGATATAATAAAAACGTCCGATGAAGTATACTCTAATACAAAATATGGCGCCGGATTTGATAATACGATGGTTCCTTGCAAATTATATATAGATGATTACTATTATGATGGTGAAGTATGGAGAAATCAAAAGTATTATACGGATCGAGTAAATCGAGGCTATTATAAAAATACGCATAACTTAACTTATAAAGGGGCTACATGGTATAGGTATAAGGATGAATTTGGAGATTGGAGATTTGTAAGTAAGGGCGAGTATGATTCAGTTAGTGGTGAAAAGGCTTCCGGCGGGTTCGAGGATAGAAATAAGGTTTATGCGTATAGGGAAAACGGCGAAGATATTTTTGTCGAAAAATGGTATCACGACGAATGTACGCTTAAAGATGGTTTCTATTTGGTTCATATAAACAAAGAAGGTGATAAAGTTTTCGATGATGAAAAGAGATTAACGAATACTGTTAGTTATAGATTTAATCTGTACGACTCAACGGACGGAGTTGCGATTAAACTTCCAGATGATAAAATACTATGCGGAAAGATACGCTTTGAATTAAGCACTCCGAATCATTTAGGAAAATATCCTATGTATCGAACGGATGGGGGCTGTTATCCTTGTACTGCATTTCATATATCCGATTTCACGTTTAAGTATACTAACAATAAAGTTACATACGATATATTTAATAATGCAGTTGACGACTCCGACGTAGTTTACAGCAACGTGATAAACGACAATAATGTAACAGAAATGGACGACATCGAACTATTAATCAACTCAAACGCAAAAAATATTTCTTCTTACTCAAATTGCGCTACCAAATCAGGGGATAAATTTGATTATTTAAAAACGGTATATAGTCCGTTGCACGATAAAAATGTATTGCCGGAACAAATACTAATAGACAAGTTTTATACGCATTATAAAGCTCCAAAATTTAGATACAGCAATAATTTAAATCGTGGCTTTTCGATACTGTCTAGGATTTACGAGAATTCCCTCAAAAGAGAAATGGTCGTCGATCAAATGAGTATTGATTACGCAAATGAAAGTTGTAACGTATCATTAATAGAAACATGATAGAAGTAGAAAATAAGAAAGTGCCTCATTCGTTTCGGAATAAGTATTTACGCAATTCCGGTTCGGTAAGTATTAGTACAACAACGCCAACGCCTATAAATGGCGGCGGGGCTAATCTTGACGTGCTGAAAATCGACGACGGGCGTACTGTTTCAGATGAGAATGTATTTTCATCTCTTCGTTCCCTATTTGAAATAAAGTCTCGTATTATTGCTCTGACCGATAATAATACGGCACCGACCGACGATAATACGTTTTCTTCTTTACGCATAAGGCAGGAACTATATGCGGCTATCGACGCTTTAAAAGACTCGTATTTATCCAAAACAGCGCCAGACGAAACGCAATTTCTTATCAAGTTGCTAGGCGGTTTAATTGTTGACAATGGGCTAGACGTAACGAAGGGTATTTCTACAGATACGTTGACCGCAACGACAGTAACGACGCAAATACTCAACATTCTTGATAAACTGATTGCCAAATCAGCGACTTTTTCTGACAATGTGACTGTATCTAAGAAAACGACAACACTAAACTTACTTGTTCAAGAGCTTGCAGAAATACACGATCTAAGCGTATCTCACGTTACTACTTTGATGGGTACAATAGTAAAGGACTATATATCTTCCGAATCTTTTGTCAGTGGTTTTGGCGGCGAAGGAATGAAGATATACAAAGCGGTCACGGGTGACTGGAATATGGAAATTGATAATCTTACAGTTAGAAAGATATTTTCCGTATTTGAGTTGGTCGTTCAAAAGATAACTTATCAGGGTGGTATGATTATTCGTTCCGCCGCGGGTGGTAAATTAACCAAAGTGATCGACGGCGGCTCATATTGGAGATGTGAGCATGATAGTACGGATGATTTCGTTCAAGACGATCAAATAATATGCCAGGCGTTCACGGGTACGGAAACAAAACGTTATTGGCGTTTAGTTACTTCTGCCGGAGCGGGCTATTTTAATCTATCTAAAGTAGACTGTGAAGAAGGAAGCGGAATACCCGAAACCGGAGATAATGTGGCAGTATTAGGCAACAGAACAAACACTGCTAGGCAAAAAGCACAAATA